TTGCCGCTCTAACTGCCGCGTTTGGGTTTGCTTGTGCCATTATATTCTCCTAATAATTATAGAGTATTATATACTCCGTTACTTTTATTTATCAGAAAAAGACAATTTAATTAACTAATTATCCACCTTTTCTTTTAGTTTGTAAGAATTTTTGTAATTCATTGCCAGGATTTAAGAAATCATACCCTGATCTTGCTGATTGTGTTGCTTTTCCTATAGTACTATCGTATGCTCGTCCTACTGCATCAGCACCTTTGGCTATATATTTACCACCAGGTATTGTATCTTTTGCCCAATTTCCCACACCTTTACCCAATGCTTTTAATCTACCAGAATTTGGTTTAACAGCATTTGTATTTCCTAATTGTCCACCTCTTTTACCTGTTGCTCCAATTTTTAATGCACTACCTTTAGGATTATTTAATCCTTTTAGAGCAGATGCGGCGGAAGTGGTGCGCCTTGTATTTCTTCTTTCATCATCAGCCTTTTGTCTTTCAGCTCTTTGTGCATCACGTTTTCTAATTTCACCATTAGCACGTTGATACGCACTATCAATACTACCGTATTCCAGATAAAACTTCATAAACAAGTTTGCAAATTCCACAGCATTAGGAGATTTCATTGCTATAAGAGCTCGATATTCCTTACGAGCCATATCGTCTTGTTCCTTTCTCTGTTGAGGAGTTAGATCGCTTATAACTGCTTCTTTTGTAATTACTTCATTTATTTTCATTGTTTCTTTCTACCACTTGCCCAGTAACCTGCTATTGCTCCTATTCCTGTTCCTGCTTTCTTATATTTATCAACATTCTTACCTAATTTTTTAGCCACTTTCTTTCCTATATATCTACCTGCGGCCGCACCTGCTACTGTTCCTACTGCTCTTTTTGTAAAACTTGTTTTAGGCTCAGAATATGGTTTAGATGTTTGATGTACTTTATATTTCACCATAGTAGTCAAAGGACTTACCATTTCACTGCCTCTACCTAATCTACGATACTCTTGTAATAATCTTGATACTACTAATTGCTTAGATGAGTATTTTAAATTTCCCCAATCTGCAATAAGCCTTCTCCATTGTTTATATTTTTGATCTTTAATTTTAAGTTGGCTTTCTAATCTTAAAAAATAAGAATTAAATTCTGTACCTTTAACAGTTGTATTTTTTAATCTCATAAAAAACATATAATGTTTTCTTGGGTCAAAGGACAATTTTTTTAAATACTGCTTACTAGATATTGGATTTTTTAATCTTATACTTTTAGTATCTGGGTCTCTAATTACATGTCCTAATAAGTATAAATCTGTTGCATGACTTCTAAATAATGTATAAGGACCGTATTGTACTGTTTGTTTTATATACTCTGTAGCATAATCATATTGCTTATCATCGTTTAACATCATAAAACTACTAATAGATGTTAGATAAAATAACTTCGCTACATCCTCACCTGTAAGGGCATTAAAGTTTCTAGAAGTCCTATATAGTCTGGCTTCTGATATTTCTTTATCTATAAGTTTTAAATTTAATTTACTTTCCATCATTGGAAAGTATGCTGGTAAATGTGTTTTACCCATTTCCCTTGCTTTTGCTACCCTGTGATTACCGTCTAATACAGTTGTTCTGTCTGATGAAACAACTATAGGCTGTGATAAATCTGTTTGCATAGCATGATCCATATCAGGATCTATAACCCTATTGTAAGGATCATCAGTATCTTCTTCATCAGGCACATAACCTGTAGGATTTTGTAATTTTACTAAAGGAAATTTGTTTATTAGTGCCCAATTATTATTTCTTACATCATTTTTATACTCAGGATTGCGTATGCCACCGTCCCATTTATGAAGAGAATTTAACCAATTTAACATTTGGTCGCCGGTCATTTTATCTGGGTTTTTCATTTGCCTGGCATTCCTGTTCCAAAGTTTAATCTGCTAAACTCTAATCTATCTACTAGTTTTAAGGCGTTACCCATTCTGTCTACAGCAACAAATCCTTCTTCACCTGTTACTTCATATCCGTTTTCTGTTTCCTTAAATGTAGGTAACTGCCTGATTGTTTCTAATTTTTTAACAATTAATACTTTTGAATGTATAATTTTTAAGTATAAATCATATACACTTACAATACTTGGTACATGTTCTTTTATAAACTTAACACCCTGTACTAACTTGTCATTCATTTCGTCTTGCTTTGCTTGAGTTTTATATCCGTCTATTTTCTTTTGCATAAAGGTTATATATTTTTGTACAAATCCTTGTGCAAATTTTGTAGGCTCGTCAAATGCTCCTGCTCTAATATTATTATTTACATGTGCTTTTAATTGTTGTAGGAAATCTTTACCTATGACATCGTTACCTTTCTCTAACCAACTAAATGTTGCAGAATCTATTGTTTTTAAATATGCATCTGCCTCTTTAATAGCACCCATAACTTCTTCGCTTTCATTATTTGTTAAAGTTACTACGCCTGAAAAGTCTTTTATTAAGGCGTCTCTATGCCAAACTTTAGAACTTTGTCCTAGTACACTACTATCAAAACCGTATTTGGCTCTTGTATCGGCTAGTGTAGGGCCTCCTACATACTCTGTATGCCAAACAATACCTATATCAGCATTAGCAATTTCTTTTGCTAAATTACTATTTGTAGGTACTGCATAAACAATAGTATTTGGCTTAAATACTAATACTTGTTCTCCGTCTATATTAGTTTGTTGTAAATCTTCTTTGGAAAATAACATATCGCCCTGTGCTACAGTATTCCAATTTAAATTTTTTAATGTTCTTAATGCTAATTTTAATTTTTCCTGTAAGCCTTCTGCAGGATGATTTTCTTCTATGTCTTTATCTGTGAAATTTATTTTAGGTTTTTGTGCAAATACACCCTTGGTACCCACAAAAAATTTACCTGTTTCTGGATCTTTACCAGCAATTACGGCGGGTGCTCCGTCCCACTTAGTCGTCATACTAACTGGACTTTCAGAATTTCCTTCTAGCATTTCGTGTAGACTATATAGATAATTAATTGCTTCTTTGGCACCCTGATAACCTCTATTAAAAATATTGTCTTCCAGATGCTCTAAGTGAGTATTTTTATTTTCTGCTTCTAATATAATTTCTTTTACGAAACTACTTGAAATATCTAAAAATTTCATTGCCTTATTTTAGTAGGCCAGAACTATTTTTATTATTGTCTTTATTTTGAAGAGAATCAGGAGTTGCAAATCCTTTTTGTAGTTTTTCAACACTTACACCAAACACTCTATTACTATCGACTGTTCTAACTTTAACTAATTCTTTTTTCTTAGCCATTTTTTTAAAATCTACATCTGTATATTCTTGCTCTAGTGAAACATCAACAGGGTCGCCTTTTTTAGATATAAAATGCATTGAAAATCCTTTAGGATACCTTTCTGTGGGAGTACCCATCATTTTATCTATACCTTGACCTATCGCCGATCCAATACCCGCTCCAAACTTTCTGCCTATACCAGTTTGAGAGTCCATATCCTGTCCCAGTTTACCTAAAAATCCAGGTGCTTTCTTTTTAGTTGCAAGTGGGCCTTTATTAAACATACCTTTGAATCTTGTTAGCAATGTTGGTTGTAATTTGCCGCCAGACCTTATAACTCCTGCTGTTTTAAGTATCTCATATTCTAGTCTTGAGCCTTGCTCAATTTCTGTTTTTACACCATCAATTGTCGCAAGAAAAACTTGATTTGTCTCGTCCCATTCATATGCTACATTGTTATGGTTAACTTTTTGTTTGTCCTTTAAAAGGTCTGCTTCTATTAACGGATATGCAGTATTATTAATTACTTCTTTAATCAGCATTGTCTTCTCTTTGAGATTCTTTTATAACTTTCTTTATACCTCTGGAGAATTTTTTAACGTCTTTGCCTCTTATACTATTAATAAGTCTATTAGTCAAATCCTTTGCTGTTTTTTCATCATAATGTAATTCTATTTGTTCAATTAGATTAATTGCACTAGTAATTACATGTTCGCCTCTATTAGATGTCACATGATTTCTATCTCTATCAACAGAAATTTGATTAAGTTCTTCTAATATACTTCTAGCCTTAGGCATGATGTCTCCAAAAATATTGTATAATGCTATTTATCATTATAAGTCATTCTTTTTGAGGAACTCACGCATGTTCATGGCTTGTCCTATAGTGTCCTTTTGCTCAGGCTCTTCTGCTTTTATAGAATTACCTCTTTTTAGTTGATCAACTAAACTAGTTGTTGTAATTGTATCTGCATCTTCATCGCCTTCTTGTAAATCTTCAATACGCAATGTATCAGGGTCAAATCTTAAATCTACCTTTGTGCCTACACCACTACTACTTCTTGTTTTCATAAACTGTATTTGATATCTACCCTTTTCTCGCATAGCATTACTTGTGAATATACCTACAACATTATCTGCTGTTTGTATTTTACTAATACCACCTGCAATATGATGATGATCAAATTCTATTTCTTCTACTGCACCTCTGTTTAACTGCGATGCTGTAACAAATAATAAATCTCTTTCTACTGCTAAATTACGCAACTCCTCAGATACATATTTGTCTTTAATAAACAAATCGCTACCACTTACTTTTGCACTAATAGGCATCATCAAATCTAAATAATCTACTAGTAAACAGTCTACTTTTTCACCACAAGATATTTCATATTCACGCAAAAATACTCTTATGTCATTTGCATTAACACCGTTAGGCATCTGCTTGACTCTAAGTTTACCAGCACCTTTGGCTTTCATACGCACCTTCAAATCTACATCATCCATATTACGCATAACTTCTTTTGTACCATAACCAGATACCATACTATCTAATCTCATACTAATAAGTTGCTCACTGAGCTCTAAACTAATATAAACAGTATTCATACCTGCAAGGGACCAATTCACTGCAAAGTTTTGTAAAAATAAACTTTTACCTGCACCAGAACCACCAGCAAAGATTGTCATCTCTCCTCTGTTCATGCCACCATATAGTTTATGATCTATACCTTTCCAACCTGTACTAATTGCACCTGCTTGATCTTTTATCCATTGTAGTCTTTCTTTAGGATTTTCAAAATATTCTAATCCCAAGTCTTTTACTAAACCAACTTGACTTGCATCTTTAATTTTATTTTCCACAGTACCATAGTCTTGATTTTCTAACAAGTCAGTACTTTCTATAATTGCTTTTTCTAATGCCTTATGCCTACAAAATGTTTCAAATTCATTCATAAACCATTCATGATGATCAGGAGTTACATTAGGTATTGGCTCTAAAGTCACACCAGATACGGCACTAACTTGCTCTGGTGTAGGAATCGCATTAAATTCAGTACTATGAGAAACAAATAATTCAACTGCTTTCCTGTACTTCATATTAAAATACACAGGATTTACAATATTTTGACACCTTGCAAATAGATCAGGGTCACTTAATAAGAATCTTAAAAATAATTCTTGTGTTTCTTCGTTATATTGTTTTATATCTGCCATCTTTTCTTTATCTCATTGTATATATATCTAAAAATTATGTCATGTCCTACTTCGTTTGGATGACCGTCGTCAGGACTTTCTTCATTACCTTTAACTATTTCTGTTAAAAATCTATCACATATTATAGATTCGTCTATCATTTTATATAATTCTTTACAAAAAATATTATTGGATACACTTTGCCTAGATTCTTTAAAGTAAAATCTAGGTAAGCATCTTGCTGATAATCCTACTTGTAAAAGTTTAATTCCTTTTTGTTTGCAATATGTTTGCAATAAAATAATATTTTTAAAGTATTTTATAACTTCAGTTATATCAGATTCTACAAACGACTTATACTGCTCAAATACTTTTCGTTCTGTTTTAGTATCATTTTGAATTTTATCTAAATCATTTTTTGTATAATCTGTAATACTAATATCATATAATACATCTTCCATTGTTGTTACATATCCTATCCACAATTTATTTGCTATATTAAACCATTCTCCCCTATTAGGCGTAGGATGTTGTACTACTAATACTACATTGTTCAAATCTATTCCTTTATTTTTTTCAAAATATTCAATAGTAGTTCTAACAACTCTATCGTTAGAGCCTCCTTCAACTGCTAAATTAGTAACATCAGTAAATCCTTTTGTGCCGTTAAAACGACTAGGCCATACCCAATCTGGAGCCATACTATTTTCAGAGTCCTTATGCCCAAAAGTAAAACTACAACCATTTGCTATTAATTTCATATTAATGTCCTACATGTACTCCAAACATATACCCTAAAAAGAAAACTATTGGTCCTAAAATTAACAAGTCTACAATCCAATGTAATGCTATAGACATAGTGACAATTTCCTTCCAATGTAACTTGCAAACTTTTTTCCAATGATTAAACTTTTTGTTCATAACATTTTTGCCTTTACTTCTATTTTAAGTTTATTGTTAGTTGCATGTTTTATTATACTGCTCACTGTTGCTAATCTTCCATACATATTAACTGCATCTGCGGCATCTTTACAATCCACATGCCAAGGCGGGAAACTTACTTCCCACCCTAGTTCAGCGGCCTGCATAATCAAATCTTTACCTGCTTCATCTCTATCAGGACATACAATTATTCTTTTACCTAATTTTTCTATTAGATGTGCCTGCTCAGGACCAACACTATTACCCTGTATTGCTATTCCATCAATCATTATAGCATCAAATACACCTTCTGTCACTATAACAATTTCTCTTTCTGTATCTGCGAACTTATCTACATTAAAAACATATCCTGATTGCATATTATGTAAATATTTAGGCGTTGTTTTATCAGGCGGATTAATATGCCTTGCTGTCCAGCCAACTAGTTCACCGTTATAGGTAAAGGGGACTACTAATCTCTGCTTGTACAACTTTTCATTAAAGTATAGCAGTGGATATAGACCAAGTAGTCCTCTTTGTTCTGCATATTGTTTAATAGTATGATCATCATTTAAATCATCTACAGTAACAACATTGTCTGGTAAATCTATTGTATTAAATTTTGCTATAGAATATACATAGTCTGATGTATTTTCTGTTTCTAATTCTTCTGTATATTTTAAAAGTTCAATTGTGACTTTATGTACATCTTCGTCTGTTGCACCTAATCTGGTTGCTAAGTCTTTATACTTTTTGCCTAAGGTAGGGTTAGGTTCCCAACCAGTAGTAAAGCCACAATTAAAACAGTTATAGGATATTTTTGCGCCGGTAGTTATTAATCCGCCTCGTTTTCTTTTATCACTACACATTGGACAATCCATTGTGTTCCAGCCACTAGGTGTTTTACCTGTTCTAACTGGTAAATTATCTAAAAGGAGGCGGTGTACACTCTCAACTAAAAAGTCTATATCCATAGTATTATTATACAGGATATAGTGTGGGAAGTCAACTAGTTTCTGACTTGTACTTGGCTTATATTACCTGATGTTGGAGTATGTAAAATTCTAATCCAGTTTGCATTTACGTTATAGTTTCTCGATACTATTTTGCTACTACTTGTTACAGGAATATTACTTTCAAGTGTTACCCAATCTGTACTTAAATTATTCGTATCGGGTACACTTTCAACTAGACTTGCCTGTACATCAATATTTCCAGTATATGCATCTGGGTAGATTGCTATTGTATGTAATGCATTTGGAAAGTTTCTGTCTTGATTACCTGAAAAAGCACTTGTTGTAAAAACATTTGCTGGATCACCATCTGTAGTAGATGCTACTTGTAAAAATGTGTTTGCACTCTGAGTTGGTGTTGGAGATTGATCTATTTGTTCTGTAATCTGTATATCAAAAACTAATCCGTTATTCTGGTCTGAATATACAGGCTTGTCTGTACCTGAAGAATCCTGTTTTGCTATGTAAATTCTATATAATCCTGCTGTGACATTTCTTAAATCGCCCTCATCTAAGACCAATTTAACTTGACCTACATTACTAGTATGCTCTAAAAGTTTATAGAACAAACGTCTTTTAGTTGTAGGATTTATAAGATACGCACTTAAGGTATCACTAAAAACATTTTGTAATTTTCTATCTCTGTTCCTAATACTGAACAGCAATTCGTTTGTTAACCCTTTATGGGCAATTAATTTTCTATTATTCATAGGTCTGTTATCCACGTATAGTCCATCCGTACCAATTACTAAATCGATATTATTATCATATAAGTATAATTTGTGGTCGTTTTGGCTCATAATAAACTCTTTATATTGTACTATTTATCAATATTTATACTAAATAGTTTTGTGGAGAAAGAAGAACTTATCAAACAAACAGAAGAACGTTATCCGTTCTTGACCGGCATCAAATATGGTGACAATGAATACATAGGTATTGTTATCAATCATGATAACAGTATACTTACATTCTACGATTTAGATAAAATTCCTAATAACGAATTAAAAAAAGATTTCTTAGAATTAGGTGAGACTTGGTGGTGGGAATCAAATAGACAATTACCAATAGATATATTTTTATTTCATGAAATGAAACCTTATAAAAATCTTTTGAGAACTTTTGTAATGAAAGATATAGAAATTATATTTGGACCTATGACATCTTTACAAAATTTAATTAAAAAGAGAATAAAAAGACGTGGTATTCAACTAGTAAGAAAAATAGACTAATCTTCACACAATAAATTTAATTGTACAATTATAGCCAAAGCATATCCATAACTATGTGACTTCTTGAAAAAGTAAGTATCATCATTTGGTTTTACCCAAACATCTTCCTCAATAACCTTCCAGTCCTTTCCCACCAAATGCCTTTTACCTGGGCGTATCATAGCAAGTATCATTGCTAGTTGTTCAAGACTTTTAGGAGGATGTTGTTTAACAATATCCCAATGATTGCTTATATGAAATAATTTTTCAACAACTTCCTTGTGTGTAAACAATTCCCACATAGGCTCAGTTGCTATTAGTTTATCAAGATGTGTTTCATCTATAATATTTTCGTATATATGATTATTAAGAAAGTCTACTTTAAACCATCCATCTTCTTCTGCTTGTTTATGATCTATTGTACTGTAACCTTCTAAAGGAAACTTAGGAATATTTTGAAAGTAGACACCAGTATTATGTTTAGTAAAGTTACTATCTTTTTCAATACTTGCAGGTGTATGATTAACTAACTTGAGAAAGTCATCTCTATTAGCCATATCGATATCTACATCAAAATCAATCTTCACTGAACAATAAACTCCACTTCATTAGTTTTTCTTTTTTAACTTTCTTGCGTTCTTCAATTTGTTCTTCACTGACAAGTCCGCTATGTTTCATAATATCAATCATACACATCACATCACCTATCTCATCTTGCAAGTTTACAAGGTCTTGTTCACTGCGATCATCTTCAAAACGAATTAGTTTACTACATGCCTGACTAAGTTCAGCACATTCTTCCATTGTTATTACTAACATTTCTTGTTTTTTATTCATTACTCTTCCTTAACAAATATACCATCTACCATACGACCTTTTCTGTCCTTGATATCATTATATGCAACATTTAAACATTCTTCTAATGTTGTGCCTTCTCTTTTAGCAATATTGATTAATATTACCAAACAATCTCCAATATCATCTTTTACGTCTGTACCTTTACAAACACTATCAGATAATTCTCCAACTTCCTGTATTAATTTTAATACTTGATCTTTACTAGTTGCACCATCAATAAGATTTCTATCAACGTGCCATTTTTCTGTCAATTCAATTAATTCGGGCATATCCCACATTTCCATTCTATTCTCCTTCATATTCCTGCAACCTCACATGCATTTTTAACTTCCGCTACTTCTTCTTTATTATTTGCAAACTGTTTCATCCAAAATGTTGCATCTATAATATGTTCTATCATTTTAACCTGTTCGTCACTAAATTTTACTAATAAGTCATCACCAGATCTACAAAGATATATCATCCAGGGAGATATTTTAGCACTTCTTATATCATGTACTGCTCTTGCTGATGTAACCTCTTTAAAATAATCCTGCCAAGGTTTATTATTTTCTTTACCCCAACTGTCAAGATAAATGATTGTTCTTTCTAATGCCTTCATTCCAGGTTCTTTTTTTACATATACTAATAAAAATTCGTCATAAAGACTATCCTTATGCCAATCTGCTAATTTTTTACCTTCCTTTATAAGCCATTCTGCAAATTGTTCTGGATTTAAATATTCGTTTGTTACACAACTTCTACCAAACTTTACAAACCCTTCATAATATTGGCTTTTTACAAAATCTTCATAAGTTTTTGATTTAGTGGCCGCTGTGTTCATTTCATAAAACATTTGAAAAACTCTATAACCTAATCTTGTATGTGTTAAATCCTTATCTGCCATACGTCTTTTCTTAACACACATATGAACACTAAGAGTTCGTTCACTCTTAAAACTTTTTCCACACCATTTACATGTGAAATTATTTTCCAAAGATTTCTCTAATTGATTTGTCATCGTATCCGTGTGCTTCTGCTAATTCTTTAAGTTCTTCTTTACTGTTTATTTCTATTAAATTATTAATATCCTCTGATTTCATATGTGGATATATACTGTATATAAAGTCAAATACTTTATTATTTTTCTTCTTTGCATTAGGCGGTTTTAAAAAAGGATGAAATTGTACCTTACCTACTCCACATGCAGTAAATAATAACCATTGTAATTCAGGATGTTGTGGGACCTTATATTCAACTTTATGATATCTATTAAGTAATTCATTTGTCATATAGATATAATTTGCGGCATCTCTACCTTGTACACTACTGCAATATCTCATCATCATCCAGGCACTAAATGCCTTCTTTTGTTCAGCACTAAGATTAGTATAAAAATTTCTATCTTTTTTATCTATTGCCGCCATTACATCTTTTAAAGGTAGGGCTGGATTCTTTTTAGGTGACATTATTTTCCTTCAAATTCAATTAGTGTCTCAACATTATATCCTTCTTTCTCTATTATAGCACTTCCTTCTAAATCGGGCAAGTCTATAACGGCTAAAATTAAAATATTTTCTTTAGGTACTTTCCAACATTGTGCTATCAAACTTGCTAATGCCTTTGCTGTTCCGCCTGTAGCAATTAAGTCATCTACTATAACAATTTTATCTTTAGAGTT